TAAATTAAAGCTTTTTTAGCTTCCATAACTCCTTTATATTCTCCTTTTTGTGCATTGTAAAGAATTTCATGAATCACATATGCAGCTTCATAATTATCAGAACTCACCTTTAATTCAACATTATTATATCTAATAATCCCTTCAGGTCCACCTTTTGGATTACCATAACTATAACCGTTAGGATTTTTCATTATTTGTAAAATAAGTTCTATTTCAAATTTATTATCACGAATAATATTATTTGTATTTGCCATAGATATATGTTTTTTAATTTATAATCTAAAGATATAGTTAAACTAGTAAACTTTCAACTAAAATTGAAGAAATCTATAGAATCAAACATATTTAAGGTTATATAAAATAAACAAATGAAATCAATAAGAAAAGAACGTTTTTTATTAGATGAGTCTAAGTGGGACAGAAAAAGAAAGATGAACTCTAAAGCATCTACTTTTTTATTAGAATCAGAAGGTGGAGAATCTTATATAGAAAGATGTAAACGTAATCCTGATTTGCCTTTATTCTTAACAGGTATTATTCAAACAGGGGATAAGCCAAATAGAAATAATAGAATTTATCCATGGGAATATCTTAAAAGAGAATGTTTAAGATATATGGAAGAAAAAGTTAATACAGGTTTATCATATTGTGAATTAAATCACCCAGAGAACTCTACAACCCCAGATCTTAATAATGCATGTGCAACAATTGATGATATCTGGTTTAAAGGTAAAGATGTTTACGGTAGAGTAAAAGTATTAAATGCTTTTATGCCAGAAACAGCACCAGGTAAAATGGTTAGAGGTTTTATTTTAAATGGTAAAAATATAGGTATCTCATCAAGAGCATTAGGGTCATTACAAGAAGATTCTTATTCAGAGCATGATATAGTAGATGAAGACTTAGAATTAATTTGTTGGGATTTAGTAGATAGTGCATCTAACTTTGGTTCAGAAAAATTAGATTTAACAGAAAGTTCATCTAAAAAATCTTCTTTACTGTTGACAGAAAGTCAATGTTATGAAGGTGTTTGTGGTTTAAATAATAAACAAATTAAAACTTTAAATCAATTAACTGAATCGGAACAAACATATTTGAATATACTTGGAGTTGAAAAGTACTTACAAATATCTGCTAAGTTAAAGTAAATCAAAGAATAAAAAATGCTGTAATTTTTTTACAGCATTTTTCCTGTCTATAGTTTAAAACAAACAAATTAGATAAATTTGTTGAAAAACATATATTTACATAAAAAACTATATAATAAAAACAAATAATGGCAAATAAAAACAAAAAAAACGTTACTGACGTATTTGATGGTTTAAAATACGTTGATAAAGTTCTTAATGAAGCTGCCGGTGTTAAAACAGATAAAGATTCTTTAAATGAATCTTTTGAAGATCGTTTAAGAAACCGTCTTACAGAAAACACAGAGGAAGCTGAAACTGAGGATTTAAACGAATATGAAAATGCTTACAATTATAATTACAATTATGATGAAGCAGGTTCAAATGAGTTTTTAGGAGAAGAATTTCCTGAAGACGAGGATGAAGACGAAGATGAATTAGATATTGATTCATTAGGGTTAGATCTTGACAACGAAGTAGGTGCAATTGCTGCTGCTGATATGGAAGATGAATTTTCATCAGAAGATGAAGATGAAACTAATCCATGGAAAGAAGGTGAAGAAGAAAATTTCAACTTTGAAGAAGATACAGATTTAATGGAAGCATTATTATCTGAAGGTCCAGAAGATGAAATTGAATCACCAGAAGTAGAAGTTCCTGAAATTTCTGACGAATTACCTGCAGAAGGTGATGTTCCAGCTCCAGTTGATGTTGAAGCAGGTGTTGATACAGCAGAAGGTGATTTAGATTTAGGTGCTGCTCCAGAAATGGGTGGTGATATGTCTATGCCATCTATGAGTGATGTTTCAGCATCAGAACCATCAGGTGTAGAAGATATAACAGCTTCAGCAGAAATTACTCCTATTGCACAACCAGAAGATATTGATCAGTTAATTGCTGATTTAGTATCTCCAGAAGGTGAAGTAGAAGAAACATCTCCAGTAGTAATCGGAGAATCTGAATTAAAAGATTTAGGTTTTGAAAACTTAGGTGATGAAGACGTTGATTCAAAAGTAAAAATGGAATCTAAAAACAACAAAACAAAAGCAATCGTGGAAGGTGAAATTAAATTAACTAAACTAGGAGATAAAGAAATCACTGGAAACGTTAGAGGTGCAGAAGCATCTAAAGCAGTAAAACATTCTGGAACAGGTAAAAAAGTAGACCCATCTGGAAATACTTTTGAAGATTTAGGAGATGAAGATATTAATTCAACTAAAGTAAAAGAAACAGGTTCAGCTAAAGTAACTGCTCAACCAAAATTTGCTGAATTGAAAAAAGAATCTGAACAAAAATCTAAAGCTTTATATAATTTAGCTGAACAAGTTGTAGATTTACAAGATGAAGTATCTAAGTTAAAGTTTGAAAATTTCAAATTAAAACAAGCTAATTCAGTTCTTACATTAGTAGAAGAGTTAAAACAATCTACTAGAGAGAAATTAGTTGAGAAATTTGATAATTGCAAAACAGTTGCAGAAGTTAAAAAACTTTACACTGAAGTTGCTTCAATGGTAAAAGAACACAAACGTGGTTCAATTAACGAAGCAGTACTTAAAAATTCAAAATCAATTAAGCATTTTGCTGAATCAGTAAATTCTCCAGAAGAAGATAATGATCAAGCAAGAAAAAATTACTTAATGGGTCTTGAAGGTTATGATGATCAATACTTAAAATAAGAATAATTAAAAAAACATAGGTACGGAATAATTAAAAAAGTCCGTACCTATATATTTAAAAACAATAAAACAAAAAAAACAATAAAAAAACAACAATGAAAAATTTGAGAGAAAATACAAAATCTCATGAACTTGGAAGATTGTTAGAGCGTTCAGAAATGGCGAAGCGTCAAACAGTGGTTGAAGCTTGGAAAGGTTCTGGATACTTATACGGTTTAAAAGGTCGTGATTTAGGTAATATGGCTATGTTAGCTGAAAACCAAAAAAGACAAATATTAAGAGAAAATAACACAACAGCTGATATGGCAGTGTTTGATACAATCGCTATTCCGATGATCAGACGTCAAAACGCTTTGATGGTTTCTCCTAATTTAATTTCTGTACAACCATTATCATATCCAAACGGTATTGCGTTTTACTTAGATTATAAAGTATCAAACACAAAAAAACCTATTAAATCTACTTATTTAGAGAACGATTTATCAGGTGGTCAAGCTGATGATATGACAGGTAATACATTTGAATCAACATCTGGTTACGATCGTCATTATAATAACTCAGGTTATGACAACACAAAAGGTAAAGAAATTGCTCGTGGTTGGAATCCAAACACAACTAACTTTAACAATACATCAATTGGAGGTTTAGATGATACAGCTTTTGCTGCAGCATTCTCTAAAGCAGGTGTTGATATGGGTACAGGTGCAGGAGTTATCAACATTAATGTTATCGATTTCGATTTAACAGCAATGGGTGGTATTACAATGGACCAAGCAGCTTCTATCACTGTATATGAATCTACTGGTGCATTAGTACAAGGTACAGATTTCTTCGTACAAAGAGTTGTTAATAACTATACTGATTATTCTTTATCAACAGGTCGTACTGGTGGTGGATTAACAACATCAGAAGCAGGTCCAGCGTCTACAAACAATGGTATCTCTGGTCCAGGGTCAGCAAATAAAATTTTACGTTTACGTATTATCCCAACAAGTGATAATCAAGGTACAGTAGCTTTACGTTTAGGTTTCAAACAATACTTAAATTTAGAGTTGTATCCAGCGTTCTCTTCTGAGTTGAAATTGGAAATTAAATCAGTTCCTATCCAAACTCAAATTCATAAAATGAAAACAGCTTGGACAGTTGAATTAGCTCAAGATTTAATGGCATACCATGCTATTGATGCTGAAGCAGAATTAACTCAATTGTTAGCTGAAGAAGTAGCTGCTGAAAAAGACAGATTAGTTATTCGTGAGTTAGTTAACTTAGCAGGACATTTTGAAGTATGGAATGCTGATTTTGCTAATGCAGTAGATCCAAACCCAGCTAACACTGTATTCCGTGGAACTGAGGCATCTTACAACCAAACATTGATGTTGGCAATTAATCGTGCAAACGGTAAAATCCAAAAATCAACAAAACGTGGTGGTGCTAATTGGATTTTAATTTCTTCTGAAGGTGCAGCTAAAATGGTTAATATGGATACATTTAAACCAACTGACTTAAATGAAGAAGGAACAAAATTTGCAGCAGGTGTTGAAAGAATTGGTTCATTAAACCAAAAATACACAGTGTATGTAGATCCACATTTACCAGCAGAAGTTTGTTTAGTAGGTCGTAAAGGTACTTCATTCTTCGATTCAGGTTATGTATATTGTCCTTATATTGAGTATATGTTATCTCCAGTTGTTTTAGAACAACAAGATTTCAATCCTCGTAGACAAATTGCTTCTCGTTTCGGAACATCTATGTTGAACAATAAATTCTTCGCAGTTGTTTGGATGAAAGGTATGGAAGTATTCGATGTATTACAACCATCAACAACAGTGTAATCTAGTTTAATTACATAAATAATAAAAAGAGCTAAGAATTAACTTAGCTCTTTTTTATTTCTTATATCTTCTTTAAGTTCTTCGTCTATCTCATATAATATATGAGCAATAGTACGTATCTCAAAACATAGTATAGGAAAATTCCAAGGAGCGATATGTTCATCATATTTAACTATAAACACATTTGGGAGTATTTCTTCTACAATTTCTACTTCTTTCCTACAATAGAAAAACATAGAAGTTGTAAACGTTTCATGACCTAGATCAAAACCGTCTGAACTTAGTTGATATTGTTCTTTTAATGTTGATAATTCTTTGACAAAAACTTTATCACCTAGTTTCATTTAATTCAACGTTTATTTGAGCAACAATAAAAGGTAAGGTAGGAGTTGAAGAAATATAATCTTTAAGTGCACTTCTTTGAATTTCAACCATGTAATCAGCATAGTTTTCTGGTGTGAAATAATTCCAATTCTCTTCAGTTAACATCTCTCTCGTATAAGGGCAACCGTGAACTGCATCTAGATCTTTTTCCCACCGTTCTTCTAATAAGTTATATGAAACTTCATCAATTTCAAAAAGTAACTATGATCAACTGGTCTTTCAAGGTCTGTTTCATGTCCTAAGAATTTTCCAACAACTAAAAAGTTTTTGTTTAAATTTTCGGAAAAGTCTAAGTATACGAGATCACCAACTTTTAACTGTTGAACAAGTTGGTTAAGAGTTTCTTTTTCAGATTTAGTACGTTTCATAAACCTTCTTTCCTAAGTTGTTCTTTCCACTTTTCAATTTTCTCTTTTACTTGTTCATCTGTATATTTCTGAGAAATCATGTCAGTTATAAAAGCAATAGTTGAGAGTAATAATTCAACCTTATAATACTTTTTACAAAGTTTAAAGCCAAATATAAAAGAGAAAACACAAGCAAGAAGAGTTACTAAAACAGGGTTCATAGAGGTTAATTTAAGTTACCGATTATTTATTTGTTCTAAAGCTACTTTCAATTGTTCTGTTGGAAGTAAGTTCGTTTTTATATTTTTTACCTCTGTATAGAAATTACTGTTTTTTTCTACTTTAAGGAAAGATCGACCAGTTTTAGTTCTATGTAAAATTTCATATACTACTAAATTCTCTTCAGAGAAAAACGTAATAATTTCAACTGACTTTTCTTGACTATTTTCAACTCTATTAAATGGTTCTAGTTGCATTGTTTTACCCTTCATGAGATTCGATCTTTTTATAATTAGGGTTTGTAGATTCTAAATAATTACGAATTTTACGATTCACAACCAACATAGCATCTAAAGCTCTCTCTTCTTGTTCTTTAAATTCTTTTCGTTTATCGTTAGAGTTAGCAAGTAAAGCTTGAGTTCTTGCTTTAGCTGCTTCTATTCTGAACAATTCTTGTTCTTTGTGTAAATCTTGGACAGTAGTATAGAATAAATCATCTTTTTCTGCTTTTGTTTCTTTAGATCTCTCTTGTTTACTCTTACCATAAACAACTTGCCACATTGCAGCAAAAAGACCTTTTGAAGCTTTAGGGTTTGTAGTCTTTTCATAAGCATTGAACCCTTCGTGATAATCTTTGTACTTATCTTTATTTTGTTCAATGAATTCCTGCATAACATATTTAACAGGTGTTTTTTTTGCTACTTTTGCTTGATTTTCCATGATTTGAATATTAGATTTATTCTAAAACAATTTGATTTTGAGGGTCAGCATTTAAAACTAACCAAGTTTTATAATCAACAGGGTATGTTTTTACTTTATTATGCTCATCTCGAATGTGAATATAAATTTGTTCTGTACAAACCCCATTTTCAGAGTTTCCTGCTATCCAATCATTATTCGGAGAAAAGTCAACTACAGTACCAGGTGGTAAGTTATAATCATTTGCATAGTAAACAACAGTCGTTTTTGAAGTAGGTTGTTTTACACTAGCTTTATTTGCAAGAGTGTAACTTTCTGTTGAATCTAAAACTTCATCAAGATTACATAATGGTGTAGAACGCAAAACGCTATCTGCTTCATCCCCAAATAATATTTCTGCTCTATATTTATCTTCAGCTGAAGGGCCGCAGCTCGTTAACATTGAACAAGATAATAGAATTGTTGAATAGAAAAATATTTTTTTCATTGTCTTTTTATTTAATTGATTTATTTTAAGTTTAAAGCTACAATTATAAATTCCAACTTCTTCGTAGCAAAAGTTATACATCCTTTGGTTTAACATGCAGGAATTAAACTAAGTAATGGAAAGATTTTTATTATTTTACAATAAAATGTTCACCTAACATTTTAACAGCTGCGATACTTTCAATTGAAAAATCACGAACTTTAATTTCCTTTTCAGTTTCCTGTGTGTTTGACTTTTGAGGAACTGGCATGAATTCTTGAATTAATTTCACTTCAATAGGAGTACCATCACACAGCCAAATTGTATTTTGAGCTTTTCCACTTGGTTTTGCTTCAACATAAAAACTACCTTTATGTTGAATAAGTGGAGTTCCTTCAATTCTTTCACCCCATTTACGTGCATGAGCTACGAAAGGTGTTTCAATTCCTTCTTTTTCTCTTTGATTGTTAACTGAATTTGTATAATTAAAATTCAACATAACGTGCTGGGTCGAAAGCTTTTGAATACGACCGTAATATGGATTACCTGTTTTTTTCATCGTTGGAGATGTTACAGTTTCCAATGTAGCAGGTGTAGCTGTTTTTAAACGAGAAAAGATTGTAATCAATTCGTTTATTGTAATGTGTTTTGGTGCTTTGTTTGCCATGATTTTATGTTTTAATTTATAATCTAAAGATATGATATAACTTGTAAACTTTCTACTAAATTAACAAAAATCTTTAAAACACACAGATAGTGCATGTTCTACGAGTATTCATTTATCCATTTATAAAAAGTATCTCGAAATTTCACTAAATTCTTATAGTTCCCTATAATAGTAAAACTAACAACTGTTTTATAATCAAAGAAGAAAAACTTCTTTTCCACTACTTCAAAATAACAAGTTTCTATATAACAATCGTGAAGATAGCAAAACATTTGCAGTGTTTCTATTACAATTGTTTTTTCGTTTGAACGAAATCGAATCTTTTTACTAAAACGATATTCACTTGTTGAAGAGTTTTCTTTTTCTGGTTGAGGGTTTAAATGTGCATTTGAAATATTATATTTTTGCTTTAACGAATTAGCTTTATCTTGAGCTGTTTTAGAAGCTTGAATATTACCAATTTTCTTCTCACTTACAGCTAATGCTTCAAGTTTTTTAATTCGTTCTATAATTTGTTGTTGTGAAGACATAGTTAGTTAACTAATTTAAGTTTTTCCCAGTCAGTATTATCTTTTACAACTTCACTTAAATCTGTCAACGTAGCACAATTACCGCAAGTTAGATAGATAGCAGGTTGTAACTTGTTTTCATCTTTAATGAATTCTTTTGCATTTAAAGACAGTTTAAATACAAATTCAGTTGCACAACCGCATTTTCCGCAAATAATATGAATATCAGGGTTAGTCTTTGGTATAGTTTTCTTTTTAGACTCTAAATATATAAGGTTATTTGTAAAGAATTTCCCTATTTATTAAAAAATAAGTAACCTTATGTTAATGAAAGATACTCAAAAGTTAATAAAATTGTTAGAAAGAGTAAGTGGGAAGAAAGTTAAATTAGTTGAAAGTTACAACTCTAATCTTTCTAATACTCTTAATACTTTAATAAGTGACGCAAAGTCAAATTGGATTTCAAGAGAAAAGTTAACTGGGAAGAAGGTTAAGTTAAAAGAAAACAATGATTATATTAACTCTTACCAAGAGTTAATTTATAGACTATCTACAGTAATTGATGGTGAAAGCGATATTCAAGAAGAGATTAGTACCTTTTTATGGGATAATGATGGGTTTTGGAAATCCTTTTCACAAGTAGAGTTTGAAAATTTAGTGTCCAAACTAGAACTAGAATTTGAGGAGAAAGAAGAAATTTAAGATACGACTTAGGGCCGTATTGCGTTGCACAAACGTAGAAGCTAAATGAATCGCTCCTCATTTAGCTTCCCTTTTTCTTCTTACTTTTCTTATTCGAAGGAGTTACAAATAATACACCGCAATCATTACAAACAAAATTTTCTGCGACAACCCAAGAAGAAAACCCAGGTCCCATTACACCATTATTCCTAGTTTGTTGCATGATATCTATTTCTGTTGATTTGCAACAAGGACATTTTTTACCTTTTAATTTCTCTAAACGTTCACAGTTCTTACAACTTTTAAATTTTCTATGTTGCGAACCACATTCAAGACACTTTTCATAATCACTTGGTCTGTGTAGCATTATTTTCTTATTAGTTTTAATTTATTATAAACTTCATTAGTTATATCACCAGTTAGACTTAAACCTTCTGTTTTACCTTCAATAGCTTGATTGATATTAAAGATTTTATCTTTCAACACATCAAACATAATAGATTCAATTGAATTATCGTAAACTGGATATAAAATATCTACTGATTGATCTTGTCCAATTCTAAAAATTCTATCTTCAGCTTGCATCATAACAGACGGAGACCAAGATAAGTCATTCATAATAGCTACACAAGCTTTAGTGAGAGTTAAACCAACAGATGCAATTGCTAAATTACATACAACAATAGAAGGACCTTTACCTGATTGAAATAATTCTATTCTTTCATTTCTTTCTTCTAAAGATAATCTTCCATCTAATGTTAAACAATCATCTTTATAATGTTCTTTAACAGTATCGATAACATCTAAGTAATTTGTAAAGATAACAATCTTTTTCCCTTGATCGATTATATCATCTACTAGTTCAAATAAAGATCTATCTTTAATTTTCTCTAAAGCAGTAAATTTTCTTAATACAGAAAGTTCAACTAATTTGTCAGTATATTCTTTATTCTTCAAAGAACCTGTAAGTTCATATTCAATTAGTTTTAATTGAGCTTCTAATTCGTTTTGTTTCTTTAAAAGATATTCTGTCACAGCGTTATCATAACCTTTTCTATTAGTTAATTCAAGATATATAGGTGTTCTTGTTTTCGGAGGTAATTCTAAAGTATCTTCTTTTCTTCTTCTCAATAAAACGTTTTTTGTTTTCAAATGTAATCTCTTTAAATTGGAAGCTCCATTGAAATCCCAACCAAAAAATGTTTTAATACCACCACAGAACTGTTCACCATAAGCTTGTTTGTTTTTACCTAGTTCATGTTTACAAATTTTAAGTAATGAATAGAAGTCAATAGGTTTGTTGGCAATTGGTGTTCCTGTTAGCAACCATACTCTTTTAGCTTTGTTAGCTATTTTAGTAAAGTTTTTAGTTCGTTTCGATTGTAAGTTTTTACAATAGTGAGCTTCATCCCCTATAACTAATTCAAACTTATGTTTTTCTATTTCTTTTAAAAACTTTGGTAAAGATTCATAATTTACTATAGTAAATTTAGCAGGAGTAAATTTTTTATCTAAAATAGATATATCACTTGAAGTTGCAAAAGTTTCTATTTCTTTTCTCCAATTTAACTTTAAAGAAGCTGGGCAAACGATAAGTATTTTTTTATACTGACTTTCAATTGCTGCAATTGTAGTAATTAAACTTTTACCTAAACCCATATCAAGTCCTAATATAGCTCTTTCCTTATTTAAAAGCCAATTGATATCTTGCTTTTGAAATTCAAAAGGAGACTTGTTTGTATACTTTCCCCAATCTGTTTTAAAATCTAAAATAATTTCTTCAGGTAATAAGGAAAGGTCATCACTCTTAATGACATGAGTTATTAAAAGCTTTTCTGCAAATAAAATTTGACTTTTATTTAACACACCATCAGTTTCTAAAATATGTCTTAAAGTATTAAGATATTGATTAGGACCATAATAAGATCTTAATTTTTCTTCTAAATCACTATTCATTAATTAAAAAGTTTAAAATATAACCTATCACTCAATGGTAAAAATAAATTTTGTAGAGTTTCAAAATACTCTTTAGCTTGTTCATCGTTTATACAAACAAAATTTACTTCTCTTAAAGAATAAGTATTAGCGTTAGTTATAACAGTTTTTAAAAAAGTTTTAAGCTCTTCTTTAGAAAATGTTCCGTAGATTTGCTCTGAAACTGGTGTAAGTGTAATTTTCCTTAAAGGGGAATGAGTAGTAGAGTATTCATTAATCAATGCGAACATATAATTAATACCACCTAGTAATAAGTTTTGTTTGTAATTTATTTCTTGTTTATTTCTGTAATTAGGCACTACAACGTGGACAAGTTTTTTTACTGGTAGGATACCAGCACTTGTAATAATAGCTTCACCAGTTTGAATATATTTTGTGTTATCTTCAGCTAATTTCCCATAAGAAGCTAATGCTCCATTACATTCTTTATAGATAGATGACCCACCTTCTCTATGTATTTCCATAAATAAAGAATCACCACTGTCTAAAGTAGGGACAGTCCAATTTACAAGTATATCTGACTTAATACTTTTTAGGTCAGAGACTTGAATTGTAATTTTAGTGTTTTTAACTTTGAATGTGTACATTGATTTAGAATTTACCAGTTTTACGTTATATTTAGGTAAACAATTAAATTTGGTAAAATTATGAAATATAAACTTTTAATCTCTTTTTTATTATTATTTTGTGTGAGTTTTTCTCAAAACACTTGTCCAGCAACATTTATATGTAACACGCATAATACAACTCCGAATGGAAGTGGTTCTGGTGGACAATATGGGGAGTTGTCTAGTTCAACTGATGGGTGTTTAAGCGGTGAACATAACTCTACCTGGTTAACAATTACAATTTTAACATCAGGGACGTTAACTTTTACAATAGATCCAAACAATAATTCAAATGATTTTGACTTTGCAATCTGGGGTCCTAATAGCACTTGTCCACCTACTAATAGTCCTATAAGATGCTCATATGCTGCAGGTACAGGAAACACAGGGTTGAATACAACTGCAGGGGATGTTGCAGAAGGTATCTTTGGTAACGGTTGGGTATCACAATTAAATGTAACAGCAGGTGAGAGTTATCTTATTTTAGTTGATAATTTCACAACGAATAACGGATTTGAGATTCGTTTTGGAGGAACATCTATATTAAATTGCACAATTCTTCCAATAGAATTAACATATTTTAAATGTAGTACTATGCAAGATAATATTTTAATTGAATGGGAAACAGAAAGTGAAAGTAATAATCAAGAGTTTCAACTGTGGCGAAGTATAGATGGTGTTAATTGGGTAAAAATTTATACAAGATCAGGAGCAGGTAATTCTACGACACCTAAACAGTATTGGTACAATGACTATCTATTACCAACAGGTGTTTATTATTATAAGTTAATTCAAAAAGATTATAATGGAACTGAAACGTCTTCAGATATTACATCTTGTAATTTTATTTTAAACTCCAATATAACTATCACATATTACAATTTAATTGGTCAAGAAGTTAAATTAGAAGAAGTCTCTTCTGGGTTTTACATTAAAGAATCTAAAAATAAAGATAAAGTAAAAAGAGAAGTTATTTATAAGTAATTTAATTTTATATATTCTCATCTTTGTTTGCATTATGTAGTAAATAGTTCTATTTATATAATAAAGATTATATATAATGGCTTTATTGGATATGACTAACAGTGAGATTCAAGAATTATATGAATTTACTCAAGTAGCACTAGGTGGAGAAGATGTTGATGTTGATATTACAGAAAAAGAAATTAGAGTTCTTGCACGAAGAGCTTTAAAAGATTATTTATATGAAATAGGTGTATGGCAAACGAGAAATCAGTTTTCCAATATAGTAGGTCAATCGTCAACACTCGATTTTACAAGAAAATTTATTACAGATAATACAATGATTGCTCAAAGGTTGAGTGATTGGTGGGCGTCAATGCAACGTGTAGGTGGAAAAATACCTTGGAAGAAAGATTATTTTGTATTAGAATCAGGTAGACAGGTTTATGATTTATCTGTTGAATCAGCAATCCCATATGTTACAGGTACAAGAAGAATTCATAAAATATTATGGTATGGACCACCTGAAGTTTGGGGTTCAGCTACTGTAAGTGGTGATTTAACAAATTCAACTTTATTTTCTTTCGGACAATCAGGTTTGAGTTATGGTTCTTCCCCGTTGATGTATTTAGGAAACTTATTTGATGTTGTATTATTAGCACAGGCTTTAGAGTCGAGAAATAAGGTTTTGAGAAGTGAATTTTTCTATAACATATCAGGTGATATGATTGAACTAACACCAACACCAGGGAGACCTTCAGCAGGTTCTTGGGCAAGTGGTGCAAGAGTTTATTACTATTACTTAGACGAACAAGATTTCTTAGGATTAGGTACTCAAGATGCAAATGGGGTAGGTGAACTTATAACTAACCCATCACAAGTTAGAATAGATAATGTTCCTTATTCAAATTTGAATGATGTATCTAAAAGTTGGGTTGATAATTATACAGTTGCTTTAGCTAAATATGCTCAAGCAGCTAAATGGAGAAGAGTAAGAACAATTGCATCACCAAACTCTGAATATCAAGTAGAACTTGATTATGTTTCTTTATTAGAAGAGTCTAAAGTAGAAAAAGAAGAGTTAAAGCAAAAGTTATATGATAATTTATTAAACTTCCTTGATACAGCAAAAATGATGGAAGATAAAGCAGCTATTGCGTTGAACGCAGCAAAGATAAATCACCTAGGTGGAAGAAAATTCTTCATAGGGTAACGTGTTGAAAACAAACGAGTTAAAAAGATGAAACAAGTTTTAAAAGAAGTAAGATTACCAAAGAGCTTTTTTAGAGTAGTAAGAAGTTTTACATTACCAGGTGTTGATGATTGGGATGTCGCTTTCAATAAAGATGAATACCTTTATTTAGATTCATCTAATAAAGATGTTTTAGGGTATGCTACTCATTCTTATTTATGGAAAAAGAAAGGGGTTAAGTTTTCTCATTTATTATCCCCTCAAGGGTATAAAGAGTTTATGCAAAACGTTATAAGAATTGATGCAAATGAAGCACCTGAATTACCAGGTATTACAAAGAAGAAAGACCCAATTGAATTTACTACAACAATTAAAAGTATAGGTAGAAAGTTAGATGATTTAGATTTAGAACCTTCTACTAAAATAAAAGTAGCAGTTTTAGAACAACATTTAACTAAGTTAACAGGAAAAGAAATTAGATTTGTAGAGTCGATAAACATAAGCGATTCAGACGTAAAACTTAAAAGAGGTTTAAGTATAATTGAAACAGAAGATTATATTATTAATTTCGATTATGAAGGGGAGAAAGCAACATTAAATTGGATTAATACTAAAACTAATAAGTATAAAGGGAAAGAAATTTTTAATGCTTTCTTAGATTATATGAAAAGTAAAGGTGTAAGAAAAATAGGTGCTTATGGAACTAAAGGGAATGTATATGGGATTAAAGCTTATGGTTATTATGTAATGTTAAAATGGGGTTTTATTCCAGAAAATATCAGTGAAATAAACGACTTGTTAAGTACAAGTTATAATAGTTTTGAAGAAGCTTTACAAGATTCAAATTTTTGGAATCAATGGAAAGAAAAAGGTGATGATTATTATGGAATATTTGATTTAACACCTAATTCTTTGTCATGGAAATTGTTTAATAGAGCATAATGACTAAAAATAGTGAAAACAGTGGAAGTGGTAATAACTTTTACGGAGATAAAACTTTAAAGTATTTAAAAAAGCTTTCAAGAGAATCTGTAGAACAACATACTAATACTTCTGTATTATATTTTGAAGTAGATTTTGAAAGATCTAAAAGAAATTTCTATGGAGAGATGTTGATTAGAATTTGGAAAAACCCTATTGGAATTAGTGTTAGAGGTGTAATTCAATTAGATCAGTCAGATGAAATAGCAATAGAAGATATTCCCAATAAAACTATGAATTTAAACTTTAGTTGTTACTTAGATCATTTAAAAGAGTTAAACATAGAACCTAAAATTGGTGATTGTTTCTCTATCAAGAATAGAATTTATATGATTTACGATAAAACTATATTAGATGCTAATATGGTTTCAGTAGCAGTTGATAGAGAAGCTTTATATATTAAATACATTTGCATAGCTCTTGATTCAGAGCAAATACAGATACCTGGTGAGAAAGCTAGTTCTCTAGGGTCTAAAAACGATATAACTGGTGATAGTCAAACAGATAAAAGAGTTTATTAATGAAAGATAAAAAAAATAGAATTAGAAGTATATTAAAAGAAAGTTTAGGTGATATTATTGTTTATCCTAAAGATATAGAATCTTTAGTTAAAGAAGAAGACCCTGATTTAACATCATTTGATTTAGAGCAAATTAAGCAAATTATTTTGCGTACAATGGCAGATGGTAAAATTGTAGAGAAAAAAGATATTCCTTTCTTTATAAATGTTTATATGAAATCTACTAAAAACTTAAACTAATGTCTTTAAGAAAGAGAGCGCGTAACGGTTACCCTCAAGTAACTTCTACTTACAATGAAACAAGTGATTTAAACCCATCACATTTACCTAATCAAAACGGTGATTTCATTTTAAGAGATATTACTTTAGAGAATATTGACCAAGCAGTTTGGGAAACTTTTAATAGAAGATTTACTGTTGCAGAAAAATCTTTAAATTTAATTCCTTTAGATGCTGATGTTGCTGCGTTTAAATTTCAAAACCCAGGACAGTTTGATGATAGTACTGGTTATATGAATTTTCCTTATTTTACTATGTGGAGAACAGGAGTAGGTCCTGAGAATAATATTCGTTCATCACCATCAAATAAACCTATTATATATACTATTCCAAAGCAAAAAGCTCAAGGAGTTGTATATGAAGAATATATTATGCCTGCTCCACAATTATTAAGAGCTACGTATACTTTTAAATTTGTTACAACTTATAGAGAGCATACAAATCAATTTGAACAACATATGTTAGATTATTTTAAAAATAAAAGAAATCTAATTGTTGTTGATAATGAAAGATTTGAAATTATGCCAGTAACATCAGCTCAACCTTCTAGTTTAGATGTAGCAGATAGAGATGGTTCAAAAGGTTATTCTTTATATATTTTGACTTATGAATTAGCAGTGATTTGTTATTTAAGAGATTCAAATCAGGTTCAAAAAAGAGAAAGACCTAATACGTATACATTACAAATCACAGAGAGTTCTGGTCCACAAGTAAACGAAATAGTTCAAGCAACATTATCTAGGGGTGTTCAACCTACATTAGATAATACTTCTACTGACTTCATACAAGAGTAAATAAATATCTTAATTATTTCTGGTTTAAAAAGATTCTTAAAAGATAAATTTACTTTTAAGAATTACAGACTATTTATTATAAACTAATAAAATATATAAAAACAATGGCTTTAAATAAGATCAGTAAAATTAGCTCTGGGATATATTACCAAGAGGTTGATTTGACAGTAGTTCAACAAGCTGCTGGTACTTTCGCTGGTGCAATGTTAGGATTAACAGAAAAAGGTCCTGCATTTCAAATCTTAACTTCTACTAGTTTCACAGAACGCGTAACTAGATTTGGGGATCTAAATCCTTTATACCCTAGTTCATATTATGCTAGAGAATTTCTAGAACAAGCAAACAATTATAAAGAAGTAAGAATTTTAGGTTTAGAAGGTTATAACGAAAAACCAGGTGATGAACCAGGAGTAGATTCAGGTAATGATAAATGCTTTGCAATCATTTATAATACAGGTTCTGTTTCTGCAAGAACACCATTAGGGGTAGGTGGAACAACACCTGTTACTGCTTCACCAGAAACTATTGCAGCAATTTTAAAACCTAGAAGACAAGCTTTTACAGGTTATGGTATTGTTGATTATGTAGAGATTACAACAATTCTACAAAGAGACGGTGTAACAACTGATGCTACAGATGATTTGTTTAATGTACATATTGTATTCGAAACAGGCCCTGTGACATATGCAGATTTAAACATCCCTTGTTCATTAAGACCAGAAGCAAAAGAATATATTGGAAAAGTATTCGGTTACGATCCAAGAGATACAACAAAAGTTCAAGGTGTTGTATCACCATTATGGGTTGAGTTTTCTTACCCTTCTAAAACAAGAAAAAGCACTGCATCAGGTGATTCAGAATATTATTACCCTGGAGATACTTCACCACAATTAAGTGGATTTTTAAGTGTCTTGATAGGAGATATGACAGTACAAACTGGATTTACTTATACATCTGTTACTCCATCTAACATTACTGTTGGAGCAACAACAACAGTAACTGCAGCAGGTCATGGTTATGTAAATGGAACACCAATTGTTTTCACTGGAACAAGTTTACCAGTAGCAAACGTTTCTGGTGTTACTTCATTAGATAACACTACTTGGTATGTAGGAGGTGTATCAGGTGCAAACTTTAACGTTTACACAGATGCTACATTAACAACATTAGTTGATACAACAAGTGGAGTATACGTAGCAGGAACAGTTCGTAAAGCATTTATCTCAACTTGGGAAGATGAAGTTATGACATTAGGTGGAATTGATGGTGATGAAGTAGAGTTTCAAACTCCAATTTCTCCATGGTTAGTTTCAGACGCTGATGCAAACGGTGATGTAAAAAGATTATTTAGAATTTGGTCTATTTCTGACGGTGAAGCAGCTAATACAGAAATTAAAATAGAATTATCTAACATTAACCCTGATGGAAATATTGGATTAGGTTCATTTGACATTAAAGTAAGAGCTTATTCTGATAGAGAAGATACAGGAACACAAATTGTAGAAGTTTATTCAAACTTAACAATGAATCCTGCATCTGATAATTACGTTTTAAGAAGAATTGGTGATGGTGAAACATTCCCTTTAAAATCTAGATATATTTTCGTTGAATTAAACGAAGAAGATACAATACCAAATGATGTATTACCATACGGTGTTGAAGG